TGTAAATCAGCGTATTATCCAGCGCGGTACGGTTATAAATTTCAGCACCGTTTTTCCGCACTATCAGACGGCATGAGGAGTAAATATCAGTATGCTCTCTCTCTCATGTTTAGCGCCGCTGAATGCCACCGCCGGAATAACAATCTGCCGGTCAAACGGCTGATCGTCATAAACCCTGACGGTAATGGTCCCTGATGGCCACCGTTCCGGTGCACGGGAGTCCCGGGGGAAAGCTTTGCCCACTGTTTTAACGAGATCGCCTTCAATCTGGTTCGCGGACAGTTTTCCCAGAACCCGACAGTTCTCGTTAATCGTGACGTTGTTGAGCGTCCCGGAGTTCGCATTCACACTGCCACTGATATCCGCATTTTTAGCGGTCAGCTTTCCGTCTGATGTCAGGGAAAATGCCGGAGGATTGCCGCCACTGGTAATGGTGGGAGCCGTCAGATATTTCAGGAACACTTCATTCATGAATATCTGATCGCCCTGACCAACAAACATCGGCTTTGTGTTGCCATTCGCAGGATTAATCATCGCAATCCTGTCTGCCGCCAGCAGCACCTGACTCTGCATGCCGTCAGAGGTGTTCTCAATACCGGCACCGATACCCGCAATATAAAGGCGTCCGTCCTGCATCTGCTGCAGCTTCACTGCCCACATGCTGTTCAGGTTATTATTTGTATCAACCTGAACCTTCTGTATCTGCTGGATCGCTGCACTCTGGTCTTCCAGTTTCTTATTGACGGTCTGCGTGATTTCATTACTGACATCCGTGATGGACGTTCTGATTTCCGCCAGGTCAGGCGCAAGCTGACCGTTATCAATCTGAGTCCACAACTCCTGAGCCAGATGGGTTTTCCCTATCTCTCCTTTGAAAAAATCCAGATAGCCGGATGCATCATCACTCGGCTGGCCAACAGCCTCCACAAATGCCGATTTGCCAACGGTGTTCACACTGCGGATATAAAAGTAATAATCATGGCCCGGTTTGATATTGATACTGGCGGCTATCCAGTACAGCCCCGTGCCAAGGTAGCGGGCTGTGGTTTCAACCTGCCTGATATCGGTAATCCGCGTTTCCGAAAACCAGAACTCAAACTGTACCGTCGGGTCATACACCGCAAGACGCGGGACCGCTGTTATCTGAAAATAGCCCGGTGTCAGCTCAATCTGTGACGGCGCTGCCGGTGCGGCAATCCGGAACGATACCGACGCCGGATCGCCCTGCTGCCCCCACGCATTTACCGCCCGGACTGTCAGCCTGTAGTTCCCCGGCGCCAGTTGCGTGAAGCGGTATGTGGTTTCCGTCGTCCGGGCCGTGCTGACCAGCCGCTCACTGCCGTCATCCGCGGCCACGGTCAGGCGAAGCATAAAGCTCACGCCCTTCACCACCTTCGGCGTGTCCCATTTCGCCTGCGCCAGATACTGACCGTCAGCTGCGCTCACCTCCACCGTCAGGTGCTGCACTGCCGGAGGGATGACGCTGTTCAGGGTGCCTGACTGCGGCTCAAAGCGGGCACCGTTATCCACGATGGCTTCTTTTTCCGGTACGTGCTGCACCGCCGTGATGGCAAAGGTGCCGTCCGTGTTTTCCCGGACGGAGACACAGCGGAACAGGCGACGGCGCAGTGACGGCAGGGAGAGCCCCCACACACCGTATGTCTCCACGCCATCAGGCAGGGTGCTGACCTGTATCCGGTCCGGCGCGGGGTGTGCAGTGATGGCCACGCTCACCGGCTTACCGCTGCCGTTAATCAGGTTCACCGTGGCGGCACCGGTCTCCGGCAGGGTCACCTCACGGTCCAGTGTCAGGGTGCGGCTGGCGGCATCGATGGACAGGATACGTCCGCCGGTCATGGTCCCGGCATAGTCGTTATCACAGATTTCAATAATGTCACCGGGTGTGTGACGCAGCCCCTGTGACCCGAGCGTGAAATCCACCGTCTGCGTTTCCAGCAGTCCGGTCTTTATCACCCACAGCCCGGCACGGTGGGCCTGACCGCGACTGGTGCAGCCGAACGCATCCATCTTCAGCAGGTTGCGTCCGTAGCGCAGTATGGCTTCCGGGTCTTCCACCAGTTCCGTGGAGGTCTGCCAGCCGTTATGCGGGTCGACGTAACTGACCTCCACCGCAGTATGACGGTCCTTCAGGGCGCTGAAACTGTAGCGGAATCCCACACCTTCATTGTCAGCCACCACATCACTGTTTGTGTAGGGCCACACCACATCCGACGGGCGGTCCTGAACGAACGTCAGCGTCTGGCCGTTCCATACCGGCATACAGCGCATCGCCGAGCAGAAATCACTGAGAACGTCCCACGCCTTACGCTGTTGTGACAGGTACGCATTAAAGGTCATCCGCGGCTCTGTCCCTCCGAAGCCGTCCGGGACACGCTGGTCACAGTACTGCCCGATGGCATACAGCGCCCACTTGTCCACATCCGCGGCCCCCAGGCGTTTTCCCATGCCGTAGCGCGGGTGAGTCAGCATGTCCCACAGGCACCAGGCCGGGTTGTTGCTGTATGCCGGTTTCAGGCTGCCGTCCCAGATGCCGCTGTACGTGCGTTTTTCCGGGTCATAGTTTGACGGTACCTGAATGATGCGACCGCGGATATGGTAGTTCACCGTCATCTGCTGACCGCCAAACTGCTCCGCATCCACCTGCAGCCCCACAATGGCCGTGTTCGGGTAGCACTGTTTCACATCGATGATTTCGGTGTATGACGACCACAGCGTCTTATTCTGCAGCTGGTCCGTGGTGCTGTCCGCCGTCTCCCTGACCATCCGGATGTTAAAGGGCCGGGGCGGCAGATTATCCAGAATCACCGACGCCAGGAACTGCGAGGTGGTCTTGCCGTTAATGGTGACATCCTTTTCCGTCACCCAGTTACCGTTACGCTGCAACTGAATCAGCAGTCGGACAGAAGAGGGATTACGGTCGCCCTTTGAGGTGGTCTCCAACAGTGACTGCACCCCGAAGGTGACCCGCAGGCGGTCAATGTTCGCGGACGTAATGGTGCGCGTCACCGGCTTTGCCTTCGTCACTTCCACGCCCAGTGCGGTTTCAGAGCCGGATGACTCAAAACCTTCCGGCGGTGTCTGCTCCTGCTCCCCGGCGCGCCAGACCGCTGTCACACCATGTATCACAGGATTACCGTCCGTGTCCGTCAGCGGGGTTTTGTTCACCAGAATACTCTGCAGCCCCTTCACCGGACCTTCAATCGGCCCTTCACCAATGGCATCAATCACGCTCATCATCTGCGTGGACTTAAGATTGTCCTTTGCCTCTACCGGCGTGTGCGCCTTGCCGCCACCTTTGCCCATTGTCTCACCCTTTACTGTGATAACTGTTACGCACAAAAACAACAGGCATCCCGGAGGATGCCTGTATCATGACTGAATAAAACTTCTGAATATCTTCACATTTTCACAAACTGACTGTGGTGCTAATAATTTCTCTGCGTTAATGTTTTTTTGCCCGAGCACCAGAAACAAAAATAACTCCTTAACGTTAATCTTTGTCTGTCCCCGCAACTCTGCGGGATTTTTTTATTCTTTTTACCTCTGCCGCCCGATAACCACGACCGCCCGCCACAAAATTCACCGCATCCAGAAAACGGGCATACACCCGGCGGCGGACCACCGTGGCCCCCACCAGGCTCTGCAGGTCCTCCGCCATTCCGGTGACCAGACCGAACAGATTGGACACCGTCAGTGACGGGCGGGCACTGCTGCCCTTCCCGTTCATCTCAAAACCGCTGCCGTCAATCGGGTATGCCTGATATTCCCGCCCCTGCCAGGTGACCGCCTCCCCTTTTTCATTCAGCTCATTACAGAAAAAATACCGCTCACCGCCCTGCACCGTCAGGTCAATTTCCCAGAGCACCACCCGCGGTGACTGCTCTGATTTAACCGACTCGTTCAGACTTTCTTCATGAATGTCCTGCATCAGTTCACCACCTGCTCAATCGTACAGCTGAAATCACTGTACCGGGCGTTATCCGTGACGCTCCACTCCCGGCACACAACCCTCACCGTCCGGTTATGTTTCGGCGGTCGCCACAAAAAGGCACGGTAACCACCATGCCAGGATAAAAATTCATCCAGCCAGCGCCGGGTTGACTCATCCG